TTTTATCAGATTATTATTTAACAACAACATCAGTTTTTAATTTAAAAGAAAATACATTTTATAATCTTTCAATTAAGAATAATAATGAAATAGTTTATAAGGATAAAGTCTTTTTTACAAAGTTGTAAGTTTACTTGAAATTCTTCAGGAGTGATAATTTTTTCAGCAATAGTTACAGTAGAAGTAGCACTAAAATCACAAGTTGCATTGGCAACAATAGCATCAGTGTTGATTCTGTTGATTACTTGCTTAAATTTGATATTAGGCAATACTTCAATACCACCATTTGCAATAGTAGAACCAGAAAGTAAAGCAGCAGAAATATATTTTCCTGCAAATTCTCCAGCATAAGTAGGAGAAGTAATTGTTGTTGTAGTAGGCATAATTTAAATTTTTTTAGTTAAAAAGTTTTGCCATAACTATATCTTGTGTAGTCATTTGGCGATTAGTTGATATTTTATTTAATTTTAATTCAGATTTAACTTCAGGTGAATGTGTTAATGGTTCAACAACAACATCAGAACTTAATTCTTCTTTAACAACTTCTTTGCTTAATTTTAATTCAGCAATTTCAGTACGTAGTTTTTCAATTTCAGAAAAGAACATTTCTTTAGAAACTGATTCAACAATTCTTTTAGGAGTAGCAGGTGTAGCAGCTTGTGCTTCTACTTCTTCTTCTACTTCAGGAGCTTCTTCAACTTCTGCAACAGGTTCTTTAATTTCAGCAATAATACCTTCTACTGCTACAACTAAAATCATTCCGTCTTCAAGTTCGTATTCTCCAACAGGCATAGGAATTTTTTCCTCACCGTTTACAATAAAAACATTGTTATCCATTTCAAAAGCATCAGCTTCTATAACAGTAACTCCATCTTTAAGTTTCATTTGAGCAAGTTTTACTTCCATACCCAAAAGAGTTTTAATTTCATTAATTACATTCATATTTACTTATTTATTTATTATGCGTTTCTAATTTCTATTTTATTGCTTTTTAATTTACCAACATAATAATCAATATCTTTAGCAAAAAGTTTAAGTGCTTCTCCTTGATTTTTTATTTGAGCAGGTAATTCAATGCCTAAATCTTTTGCACTTTTTAATATATCTTCAAAACTTTTATTTGCTTTTAATAAAACTTGACCTGAAGAATTAAATTCGTTAAGTATTTTTATAGCTAAACTATTATAATCAACTACATTAGTTTCTGCTTTAGATGTTAAATCATTTAAGTTTTGATAAAATTTATTAAATTCATCAACTAAAGCTAATTCAACTTTTACACTTGCTAATTCTGTTTTTCCAAACAATGCTTTGTTTACTAATTTTTCAGTTGTCATACTATTTTTTTTATATTAATTATTATTATTTATTTTTGTTATAAATTACGAACTTACACTTGTTATAACTCTTGCAGTATTTGTGTTTGTAACTGTACTTGTTTGTTGATTAAAAGTAGAACCTATTCCTTGTTCTTGTAATTCTCCATTACAACACTTTTGAGAGTATTTACCATCTTTACATAAGCAACCTCTATTGCCACCTTTTGGTGAACTTGTTTTATTTCCCATAATTTTATTTATTAATTTCAGCATTAGTTATTATTGATTTTATTTTATCTATTAATTCTTGTTCTTTAGCTATTTGTAAACTCATTTCTAATTTGTCGCTAAAATATCCTTCGATTAAAACCTTTAACTTTTCCTGTTTTTACAAAGTCATTCCATATAGCATCATTGTTAACTTTCATTGATACCATCCAAGTTCCTACAGGAGCATTTAAACCATACTTTTTAGATTTATCCATTTCAGTATCTTCAACTATCCAAGATTCAACTACTGACAAATCTTTTAGTTTTTTATCGTGTTCTAATGTTGCATTGTTTTGATTGCTATTCATTAAGAATAATTCACTTGCTTTTCTTACTGTATCTTCTGAAAAGAAAATATAATATTCATCATTACCATTCTTTCTGTAAATGTTTTTATTTGGTATTAATGCAGCACCCATTAAAATCTTCTTTTCATCGTCAACTTTAGCAAGTTCTAAATGTTCACTTAATGCTACAAAATTAGATTCTATGGCAGGAAATTCAACGATTGACACCGCTTCTATTCCGTTTAACTTTTCAGATTCATCTATAATTAGTTCAACTATTCTCATATTCTTTTTTTATATTATAATTAATTTATATTTATTTTGTTTATCCTATTGAAGCACTTGAAACTATGTTTCTATCTAAACTTTGTTGAGTTGTAACATCATTAGCTACTACATAAGCCTTAATAGGTTGTGCTTCTTTATTACCTATTGTTTGTGCTAATTGATTTGTAGAACTTGCACCTACTACGTTAAATGATGGAGCAGCAGGAGTAGCACTTCCACCACCTCCACTTGGAGCAGAACCACCACCACCACCAGGAGTTTTTACTGCTAAAATAGATTTAACATTTTTAATACCTGCAGCAATAGCTATACCTGCATTAATAGGAGCTAATACAGGCCCAACAATAGGTATACCTACAGTACTTTCATAAGCTTTTTGAGCAGAACTAAAAGTATTAATAGTTGCACTTGCTACGGCAGCAGCTTTTCCAGCAGCAGTTTCTTTTCCTAATAATTCAGATAATCCTGATAATGTATTAGCAGCAGCATCAGCAGCTTGTATTCTTCCTTCTTTTTCTTTTTGTGCTATTGCAATTTTAGCATCAGCATTTGCTTTAGCATCAGCAGTTGATTTAATTGCTTTATCTGCTTCAGAAGCAAAATATTCAGTGTCTAATTGAGCTAATTTTCTTTTGTGTTCTTTTTCTATTTCTTCAATAGACAAACCTTTATTTAATAAATCTAATTTTTTGGCTTCAAAATCGGCATTTTCTTTTTCAACTTTAATTTGATTTTCAGTTTTTAAAGCATCTTCATTTGCTTTTCTTGCATCTTTAATTAATTTTTCAGATGCTTCATATTCTTCACGTGCTTTTTCACCTTGCCTTCCAATTAATGCTTGGCGTTCTTCTTCTAATTCTTTTGCTTTTGCTATTGCATCTTCTTTTGCTTTATCAGCTGCAGTATTATTTTTATCTGATATTTCTTTATTATGATTAGTTTGCTCTTGTCTTATTTCAACATTTTGCTTTCTAATTATATTGCCCTTTTCAGCATTTGCATCATTTAAATTTTTTGTTTGTTTACCAAATTCTTCTAATGATTTTTGTGTTATTTCTTCTTGTGATTTTATTTGTTCTTCATCAGCATCTGATGCTTTTAAACTTGCTAAAGCATTTAAATTTTTATGATATGTATTTTTAGCTATTTCTCTACTTGAATTTGCAAAAGCTATTTTTTCATCAATTAATTTTAATTCTAATTTTCTAATTGCAGCAGTAGAAGCACCTGATGCTTTAGCCATTGCTAATTGATAATCAGAATTTGTTTGTAATGATTTAGAAGCACTATCAGCAGTTTTAGATTGATTATTTAATGCGGTTTTATTTGCATTTATAGAAGCAGTATTTTTTTTGGTCGCTTCTGAATTTGATATAAAATAATTTGTCAATGCAGTTCCTGCTGCAATTAAAGCAAAAACTCCTGCTACAATTAATCCAATTGGATTTGCATTTATAGCAGCATTCCATAAATATTGACCAGCGGTAATTGCTTTTTGAACTATTGCATAACTTTTTACTGAATTAGCTAATGCATTAACACTTTTTGCTCCGTCTTGTATTGATTGAAATCCTTGTGTTATAGCTAATGCAGATTGAACTTTTAAAATAGCTTGTTCAACATCTTCTGATTGATTACCAAATAATCCTATTGCACCTTGTGCTACTGCAAAACCTCCCGCAACAGTACTTAATGATTGTGTTAATTTTGGTAAAAATTTAGTAGCTGCTGCATCAACAACTAAATCAGTTTGCATTTGAATTTGTTTGTAATTTGCTACAGCCTTTAATAAATCTTTATATTCTCTTGTATTTTGCTTTCCTGCAGCGGCTAATTCATAAAGTCTATCTTCTGCTTCACCCATCCTTGAAGTTAATGGTTGTAAATCTCCATATATCTCTTCAAATGTAGCGTCAAGATTAGTAGCTTCTCTATCAACATCCTTAATAGCCTTTCCTAAATCTTTTAATTGTTTTTCAACAGGAGTAAGATTTGATTTTATTTCTAACTCTATTGTTTTCTTTTCAGCCATTTTATTTCTCTTTTGATTTGGTTAAATCCTTGTTTTAATGTTGTTGGTCTTTGATACTTTCCTTTAGCTATTTCAATCAATTCACTTTGTCCGTAAAATTCATCTAATGCTAATAAATCTAAAATGTGCTTTATCATAATCTTTGGTCTGTTAATAATTCAAATTGTACTTCTCCTGTTGTTAAATCTGTTGTAAATGTATTAATCAAATACTTTGTGTCTCTTATAATAACATTATCATTCAATTTAAGCGTAGTTAATATACTTGTTGGTAGTATAGCACTTACTTTAACTAATCTTGCTTTAAAATTGAATATATTAGCAAAGTATGCAGAGTAATATTCATCATATAAACCATTTTGAACTATTTCATTTGTTAATGTACTTTGTTGTTCATTAAAATTTAAACTATATGTTTCGTCACTTATTAAAGTTTCTTGACCGAATGCTTTATAAACTGTATGCGGAGTTGATGTTCCTCCGCTTGAACTTGTGTTGAAATAAAATTGAGGTACAGTTGTCAATGCAGTTGAATTATAATCATATAAAATAACTGGCTTTGGAATATATTTTTGTAAGTCTGTTTTTAAAGCATAACCTACTTGTAATAATCCAGATAAATTTGAAAAGTTTAAATCTTCAAACGGTAATTTTATAGAATATTCTTCTCCCTCTGCTGGCGGTATATTTGAATAATGCAATGAACCATACTCAATTCCATTAGTAGAATTAAAACCTACATTAATTATTGATTCGCTTTTTTCGTAATCAAAGTTTATTTTTTTATAAGTCTTTACCCTATTTAAATTCTTTTTGTCTTGTATTACATATTTAGTAATATCTATATCTGAACCATCTAAATAATAGTTTTCTAATGTATCAACTGTATAATTAATTCCATCTTCTGAATAACAAGTTAAATTAAACATTTTTAGTAATCCCGAAAAGAAATCCTCAATTTTTATTTCTGGAAATTGTGTTCGAATTGAAAAATAAGACGACAATGTTTGAGCAGACATTGTAGCAGATTTTGATAAAGCTTGACCATATTGTGCCATATCTATTTTAAATACAAATTGAAAAGATTGGCTTGTTCTTATGTAAAAAGAATTTTTATTTGAATCAGAATTAGTTCTCACAAAAAACTGGGTTGTGCCACCAGGTTATGCAGTATATACATCCCAAACTTCTCCATTTAAATATCTATAAACAGTATATGGAACTGTTGTAAATCCATCTTGTGGAGTTATTGTTATAGCTGTATTACCACCGTTATATCTTATAAAATAATTATCTGTTAAATTAACTTCTACACCTGGCAAATCTTCTAAATTACCTTTTGTTGTAAAGTCAATTTGTTGGAATAAATTCGTTTCAAAAATATCTGAATTTTTTAAATATAAATAAGCATTTGTAAATCTTGTATCAGATAAAAATGAACCATTAAAATTCAAGTTTAAAATATTATTATCATTTGAAATCATATTTAAAACTGATGATAATTTTATAGCAGGAAACAATTCATTATATCTTATAGGTGTATCTGTATCGTTTATATCGTCTAAACCACTACCACCATAAACCCAATATCTATTAGAACTAATTAATGGGAACATTACATCAGAACTTGTAGCAGTTGTTATTCTTGATAATACATCTGAAGCACTATAAGCAAAATCATAAGTAGCATCTGTTAAGTTTTTTAAATATAAACAATTAAATTTATCTTTTAATCTACCTAATGCTCCTATAAATGTAATGCTTATATCTTGTGGTTGACCATCTTCTACATTTGCACTTTCTAAT